GCGCCGCCTGCGCGGAGGCGCGCGCGCGCGGCGGCCCGCCCCCCCCCCCCCCGCCCTTACCTATGGAAGGAAGCGGATGCTCTTCATCTACACCGAGCGCAATGGTTCCCGCGAGTACGCGGTCCTGCGGGACGGCTGCCAGACCCAGCGGGTCGAGGGGATCATCGCGGAGGCCTACAAGCAGGCCCTTGGCGCCCCGAAGTTCCTGTGGCCTGACTTCTACGACCGCCTCACCTACGACGCCAACGACGCTCGCGAGGACTCCGGCATGGACGCTGCCAACGCCACGATGCAGCAGCTGGAGAACGCCCTGTCCCAGCCCGAAGGGTCCCCCATCTTCAAGGGCTTCCGTGCGGCCCTTCGCAAGTTCCTGAAGGAGAGCAAGTGATGTACACCTCGAAATCATTCTGGTCCGGCCTGCTGGAGCGGTCCATCTCCACCTTCGCCCAGTCCCTGCTGGGTGCCCTCGTTGTCGGCTCCTCGGTTGTCGACATCGACTGGAATACCGCGCTCGGCATCGCCGGGACGGCCACCCTGGCCGCTGTGCTGAAGGCCTTCGCCACCCCGGCGGAGACCGACCGCGCCGTCCCCACCGACACCCCCTCGACGCCCGGCTACACGCCGCGCCACGCGGGCTGAGGTGACTGACTAGTGCTTCCAGCAGGGTCGGACCCGTCCCCGTTCATCGCAGTGCTGACATCGCCCGACGTGATCGCGGCGGGGACGGCCCTGCTGGTCGCACTCATCACCTGGCTCCGGATCACCCTGAGCAAGTCACAGCAACGCCTAGAGGAGCGGATGACTCGGATGAGTGCCCACGTAGTGCGGGCAGCGAACGCTGCTGAGTCGGCCTCGGAGGGCGTCCACAACAACCACACCGAGAACCTGCGTGACGACCTGGACGGCAAGTTCTCTCTCGTGCTCGATGGGCTGCAGCGCCTGACCGCGTCCGTCGATGAGCTGCGGGCCTCGGATCGCGAGCACGACGCCCGTATGGCCCGCATCGAGACCCAGGTCGAGGGCGTCCGCAATGACGCCCGCACTGATCGGTCCCACCTATACGCGGAGGTCCAGTCATTGCACTCTCGTATTGATAGAGTAAAGACTGAGACTACGCCGTTACGTCAGGAGCCCTGATGTCCCAGACCGTTACCGTCACAGGACGGGTTACCGGCCCCGACGGCCTTGGCCGTATGGGGCGGATTCGTTTCACCCCAGTAGCGCTCGGCGCCCCGCTACCGGCCCGTGAGATCGTTGCCGGACGTGTATCTGCCAGGATCGACCCTGATGGACGTCTGGTAACGCCGACGGGTGGGGACCTGACCATCAAGCCCGGTAATTATGAGATAGATCTCACTATCCCGGGTGATCTGGGTGCACATGTCCGGGCAACTCGCTACCTCTCGGACGGTCAGACCATCGACTTGTCTGACCTCCTAGACGCGCTACCGCCGTCTCCGGGGCCTCCCCCGCCTCCCCCGTCACCTCAGCCACAGCCTCAGCCTCCACAGCCGCAACCCCAGCCTGATCCTCCAGCGCCTCGTAGGGGCGTCCGCAGTGTGGACAACGCAACTACACTAGAGGCTATCAATGGGTCTGAAGTCATAGACCTAGGCAATGGAGTACTCACCTGGAGGTAGCGCCGCTATGGCCGATCTGACCTGGTACAGCCGCGAAGGGGCTGACAGTCGATTCCTTACCAAGCAGGCGGCCCAAGGGCTAGCCACTGAGAGTGCGCGAGCTGCGGGCGACGCTGCCCTCGGTCAGCGCATCGACGCCGTCTCGGCAACCGCCGGGGCGGCGCTTCCGCGCACCGAAGCGGCCGCCCACCTACGCCACGAAGGAGGCCCTCGCCCAGGCGCAGCTCGGCGGTGGCGGGCAGTCTCCGGACCTGTCGGCCTACGCCACCAAGAACGAGGTGCAGTCGGCCGACACGCAGATCAACAGCCGCATCGACTCCCTGTCGTCCACTGTCTCCGCCGTCTCCTCGAGGGTGGACGCGGCCCCCACTGTTGACAGTGTCACCCAAACAGCCCGGACCGAGGCCACCTTGGCCGCCCAGGCTGTCGTCGCCCCGGTCAAGACTGCGCTCGAGGGCCGCATCGCCCCGCTCGAGGAGGCTATGCCGAAGGCTGCCACGAAGGGCGAGCTGGCCGCCTACCAGACCACCGAGGCCGCCCAGACCGCCGCCTCGCAGGCCGCCTCTCAGGTAGCGGAGACCTACGCCACCAAGGCCGCCCTCGACGACTACCTGCCCAAGACCGAGGCTGCAGGCGTCTACGCGACCAAGAGTGACCTGGCTAACGCCCAGCTCGGCGGTAAAGGTGAGGCCCCCGACCTCTCGCACCTGGCCACGAAGGCGGAGATGACCTCCGCGGACACCGCCCTCGGCCAGCGGATCGACGCGGTCAAGGGCACCGCCGACGCCGCGGCCCCGCTGAGCGCTCTCACGGGCTACGTGACGACCACGTCAGCCTCCGCCACGTACGAGACCAAGACGGACGCCGCTCAGGCCCATCAGGGGCTCTCAGGGCGCATCGACAGCCTGTCCACCTCGGTCCAGGACGCCGCCACGAAGAGTGAGCTCGCCGACTACCTGCCGAAGGCCGACGCTCAGACCACCTACGCCACCAAGAGCGAGGTCGAGGCCGCCAAGCCTGACCTGACCACCTACGCCACCAAAGAGTCCCTGTCGGACTACCTCCCGAAGACGGACGCCGAGTCCACCTACGCGAAGGCCTCGGACTTCAGTCAGCACGTAGCGGACGCTGACGGCAAGTTCGTCACCCGCAACGAGCTGACGGAGACCTACTCCACGAAGCAGGAGCTGCGTACCTACTCCGCTTCCGCCCAGTCCGCCTTCGCCCCCGCCTCCCTCTCCGGAGAGGTCGCCTCGGTCAAGGAGACCGCGGACGCCGCCCTACCTAAGGACGTGGCCGCCATCACGTACGCGACCAAGGACGAGCTCACGAAGGCCCAGCTCGCCGGCGACGGGAAGATCCCTGACCTGTCGGGCTACGTGAAGACCGCCCAGCTGGGCGACTACGCCCGCAAGACGGACCTGGACTCCTACGCCAAGACCACCGCCCTCTCGGCCGTCGCCACTAAGGCGGACGCCGCCCTGCCGAAGGCTGAGGCCGCGGCCACCTACGCCACCATCTCCTCTGTCGAGGAGGCCAAGCGCGTGGCCGACGCCGCCCTCCCCCGCACCGAGGCGGCCGCCGCCTACACCACCCGGACCGACTTCGAGGCGTTCAAGAAGGCCCCCGGCGCTAAGGGCCCTGACGGTGAACGCGGACCTGCAGGCCCCGCGGGCCCGGCAGGACCTGCCGGTCCTCAAGGGTCCGCGTGGGCCTGAGGGTCCGAGGGGTGCCGCCGGTGAGAAGGGTCAGGACGGGGCGAAGGGTCTCGACGGTGCTGCGGGTCCGGTTGGCCCTCGTGGTCCTGAGGGGCCTGCCGGTCCCGTAGGCGCGAAGGGTCCCGATGGTGGCAAGGGTCCGGACGGGGCCAAGGGCGCTGACGGTGCTAAAGGTCTGGACGGAGCCCCCGGCCCAGCAGGACCTGCAGGGCCTGAAGGCCCCCGCGGACCTGAGGGTCCCAAGGGACCCGCCGGCGACGCTGGCCCCGTCGGGGCGCCAGGTGCGAAGGGCGCTGACGGTAATGCCGGGCCCGCAGGACCCGCGGGACCCGCCGGACCCGCCGGTCCTCAGGGGGCGCCTGGCCCTCAGGGTGCGCCGGGACCTGCCGGACCGAAGGGTCCCGCCGGTGACCCCGGTGAGCTCACTGACTACGCGAAGAAGGCTGAGCTCCAGACCCTTCAGGATCGGCTCGGGGCTCTCATCGCCGACCAGCGCCCGTTCAAGGCCGGTCAGCGGTACTCCTCGCCCGTCACCTACTACTGGCCCGACTACTACAACGAGTCGAAGGGCACCTCGAAGTGGGCCAAGGCCCTCAAGGCCGGCAACACCCTCGGCCTCGTCATTCTCAACAAGGACTCAGGTAACTGGGACCAGAAGAACGAGGACTTCGGCAAGCAGGCCGCCAGGGCGCTGAGCGCGGGCGCCAAGCGCTGTGTGTTCTACGTGAAGACCCAGTACGGTGTGGCCTCCCTGCCTCCGCAGGCTGAGGCGCGGCGGGGCGTGCCGAACCCGGACAAGTACACCAAGGAGTACATCCTCAGCCAGATCGCCAAGTTCTCCGAGCAGTACGGCGACGTGGTCGGCGGCGTGTTCCTGGACGAGGTCATCAACGGCTGGGGTGCGCAGGCCTCCCGCGTGGATTGGTACAAGGACCTGATCAACTCGATCCGGTCCGAGTACGGCAAGGGCTTCTACATCGTCGTGAACGCTGGCTCCAACATGAGCCAGCAGATGTGCGCCCTCGACTTCGACACCGCCATGATGTTCGAGCAGGACGCGAAGAAGTTCCTCAACGAGGACCCCGGCACGCCGATCCTGCCCGATCATATGAAGGCCTACCCCTCGGACAAGTGGTGGGCGGTCATCCACGGCGTGACGAAGGACAACTACCGGCAGGTCTTCGAGAAGCTGGACACGCTCCCCATCGGTCACGCCTACATCACGGACGGTGTGCTGGTCGAGGACCCGAACCGAGGCGGTCAGTGGGAGCCTGTAGGCAACCCCTATGAGAACCCGCCGTCGGAGCAGTTGATCAGGTTGACCTCGTCGTGGATCCACGGGACCCTCGACCTGCACCTGACGATTGAGGATCTGAAGGCCCAGATCGCCGAGCTCAAGAAGAACGGCGGAGGCGCTGGCAAGAACCCGTTCCTCGTCCTCGGGCCCAACGACCCCGTCCCGGCAGGTACAGCCAATGACACCGTCATCATTCGTAGGGAAGGCTAATAAGTGCCAGAGATTGAGCTCTACAAGGACTACGGTCAGCCGACCGTCGAGGCATTCGGGCTGCACTGGGTGGTGCGTACTGATGCGTGGCACCCGGGTGGCCCGGCCGCGAACCAGAAGTGGAACCCGAGCTGTCTCTTCAAGCGGGAGGACGGCTCCGTCACGATCTCCACGTCGGTCATCGGTGGGGAGCCGTACTCGGCTGAGATCGTCTCGGCCGAGTCCCTCGGCTACGGGACCTTCGAGGCATCCTATGAGATCGCCAGCCCGACCAGGATGAGGGACCTCCACAAGAACGTCGTGTGGGGCATCTTCCCCTTCGATTGGGAGGACCCGAACCCCGGCTACCAGGAGATCGACATCGTAGAGGACTCGTACTGGTCCGGCTACACCGACATGGTTGGGAAGTACACCTACTACCCCGGTGACGAGAACTCGGGCATCCACCTCAACGACCGCGTGTGGACGCGCTCAGGTAAGGGCGCGACCGTCCGCATGACGTGGATGCCAGGCACGATCCGATGGGAGACCTGGGAGAGCCACCTCACCGAGGAGCGGGCCCGCAACACCCCCGTGAACGAGGGCGGCTACTACTCGGGAACTCTCACCCAGACGGTGCCTGTCCCCCGCTCTCAGCGGGTCCACATCAACCTGTGGGCGTTCAAGGGTAAGGGCGGCTGGGAGACGATGCCTCCCACGACCATGCATCTGAAGTCGTTCAAGTTCACCCCCTGGGAGGGCTCCTACGGCGTCCAGATGGGCGAGAACGGATACGGCCGGGTCTCCACCGTCAAGGACGGCAAGGAGGGCGCCGTCACAGCCTCGGTCGTGACTCCCACCTCGGACCCGCTCCCCCAGAACCTACCCACAGAGCTGAAGGCTGGGGACGGCGTCTACGACGCCTGGACCCAGCTGGGCGATGGCTCGATCCTCATGCGCAACGTCCAGGACAACGGTGACGGCTCCGTCACCATCAAGCACATGCACCCGATTCCCGGCCAGTCCGGGCTCTACTCACGAGAGGTACGTATCTGATGGCAGCCGTCACAGCAGAAGTTCGCGTCTACAGCGCCGAGTACTGCGACAAGACCTACGCGAAGAAGGGCGAGGCCACCGGCGGAGAGGGCGGTGGCACCCCCTCCAACCTTCTCGTGCTCGGCCCCAACGACCCGGTCCCCGCTGGAACGAAGGTCGGCACCATCATCGTTCGGAGGGCACGCTAAGTGGCATCGATCTACCCATGGCCAGAGCACTGGTGGACTAACACCGGACGCTTCGACGGTCAGAACCTTACGGTCCTGGCTGGCACCATCCTCGTCCCCTGGGCGAGTGAGGCCAAGCCGATCGCGTCCGGGCGCTGGAAGATCACCTTCCGGTACTCGGCAGGCGCTGCGTCTACCGTCGACATCAAGCACAACCCCTTCAGCAAGGCTGACGAGACTGCTCAGGTCGGCCAGCATGAATTTGGGGAGATCACGCTGTCCCCAGGCGTCAACACCACTCAGGAGGTGACGCTGGAGCTCAAGGACCGGTCTCAGCCGCTGTGGACCCCGCAGTTCCAGCTGAAGCCGGGCCAGCCGAGCGTCACCTTCCACCGGATCGAGGTTGAGGAGGCCCCCGCGGCCCCGCCGCCCCCGCCTGTTGGTGACAACCCGTACGACAAGCAGTACGTGCGGTCCTGGGCTCATGCTGAGGGCTCGGCGGGCACTCTGCGGCCGATCTCGGCCACGTCCGAGGCGGGCGACATCGCTGTCCTGGCGTACTCGTCCCAGTGGGGCAACACGCAGGCCAAGGCCCCCGCAGGGTGGTCCCCGATCACCGCGACAAGCGGCCTCGGAGGCCGGTCCGGCTACGTGGCCGTCCGCAACGTGTCGTCCCCCTCGGACACTCAGAACGTCGTCCTGTCGGGCGCGTTCCGGGGTGGGGCGCGGGAGAACGCTCTCCTCGTGGTCCTCAAGGGTGTGCGCTCGGTCACCAACGCAGGGTGGACTACCGCCAAGCCGCAGGCTGGGAAGCTGAACCTGACCTTCTCTCAGCAGCACGGCCGCAACGTCGACCCGCTGGTCGACTGGCGCCCTGAGCACTCGAAGATGGTCTCTGGCGGTCACGACGCCAACGCGTCCTGGTCCGCGCTCCTCGGCGCCGTCACCGTCGGTGGCGGTCAGGACGGCCCTCAGGCTTGGGCTCAGGTGTTCCTCACTGTGGGAGGTGGCGGCGGTGCCGCGCCGGGGCCGGGCTCGGACCCGGCTCTCCCCGCCCCACCTAACCCTGAGATCCAAGGGCTCGGCTCGACGACAGTCTCTGTGGTCGTGAACGACCGGCTCGAGGAGGTGCCCGCCACGCTGCGGTCTCTTCCAGCCGGCTACGCCTCGATCGACGCGATGATGTCCACTCCTGGCTTCGTGGTCGCTCACCGAGGTGGCTCGGGCTCCTGGCCGGAGGCCTCGATGCGGGCCTACACCAACGCCGTCGCCCACGGCGCAGGCGCCCTCGAGGTGTCCACTCACCGGACGAAGGACGGCATCTGGGTCCTGGCTCACGACGAGAAGCTGCAGCGGGTCGACCCGTCGGCCCCCAACACGCCGCTGTCGCAGATGACGTGGGAGCAGGTCAAGCAGTACACCACGAAGGGCGAGCCGATCATGCGGGTCGAGGACTACCTCGACGCGTACGGCAAGTCCCACGTCACGGTGCTGGACCCGAAGTTCTCGGCCGCGCAGTGGTCCGAGCTCGCTCTGCTCCTCCCGTCGGACGCGAGGAGTCGGGTCATCTGGAAGATGTCGGCCGACGCCACGTGGCTGTCTGACCAGTGGCGGGCCGCGGGCTGGAAGTGCTGGGGCTACATGTACGAGCAGCACGTCACTGACGGCAAGGGGCGTACGTGGGCGCAGCACTGGGACTACATCGGAATTCCCTATGAGGCGTCCGACACTAGCTGGGGTATCGCCAAGACCTTCGGGAGGCCGGTGTGGGGGCACATCTGCCCCACGAAGGAGGCCTACACCCAGGCCATCCAGAAGGGCGCGGTCGGCTGCATGGTATCCGGGATCCAGCAGGTCCTCCCTAGCCTGACAGTCTGAGAGACAGAGAACCCCCCGCACCCGGAGAGAGGGTGCGGGGGTTCTTTCACGCCTGGGCGGCTCTGTAGATGCCGAGGGCCCCCTGGGCCGGGACGACGCCGTTGCCGAGGAGCCTCCTCTCGGCGGAGACCTTGAGGCCTCTCCCCGTGACCCAGCCCTCTGGAAGGAGCATCATCCGCTCCATCGCCCGGGTCGCCTCCTCCGGGGGAGGGCAGCCCAGGGCCTGATACAGGGACTGGCCGTGGCCGTTCCCGTTCCCGTGCCTCGCCTTCTGAGCCTCTCGCCAGGCCTCCCAGTCCTCGGAAGTCCTCCCCCAGCCCATATCCACCACGGTAGGGGTCGGGAGGAGATCGGTGGGCCGCTCAGGGAGGATCTTCTCTGGAGGCTTTACCCCCCGTAGGAGGGCCTCCCCGCCCCGGCGTGTAGCGGCCAGGAAGACCCGGGCTCGGCGGTGGACCCCGCAGACCTCCCAGGCCTCCGCGGTTCCCCAGCGCACATTGAAGCCGTACCGTCCCAGCTCAGCATCAACCTGCTCCCGGTACTTCCGGGCCTGCGGTACGTTCTCGATGATGAGGGCGCTTGCCCCGGACAGGTGCCCGATCTCGGCACACCGGAAGAACAGCCCGCTGCGGCTACCCCGCAGGCCGGCCCCGTGCCCTGCCCGAGACAGGTCCTGACAGGGGAACCCGAAGGTGACGACGTCTGCCTCGGTCCCGTTCAAGGCAGGAGCGTGCACATCCTTGAGCTGCTCAGCCTCCGGCCAGTGACTGGCCAGGACCTGCCGGGCTGGGCCGTAGTTGTCGCATACAGCCACCACCTCCTGCTTCACGTCGGGCAGCGCCTTCTCGAGGGCGAGCTCGAGGCCTCCGTACCCCGAGCACAGTGATAGGACTCTCATGATTCCTCGCTAGGTGGAGGTAGGTCAGGACCAGAGGCGCCAGCTATGGGCGTTCCCGCCCCTGGCCTCGAAGGTTAGGATGGCGGGCTTGGTGGAGTCGCCAGAGACGTTAGTCCACCAGTCACTGCCCCGGTCGGCCGATGGGCAAGAGACAACCCACCGAGCGTCTCCGACCTGTCGGACCGCGAAGTTGTGCCAGTGCCCGTGGACGAGGATCCGGGCGTCGTGCAGTCCGCTACGGTGCCCGAAGGCCAGGTCTCGGAACCAGCCCGGCACCTTGCTCTGAGAGCCGGCCAGATGGCCGTGGGTGAATCCGATGTGGGTGCCGTCTGCAGCCTCGACGGTGACGGCCTCCTCCCACTTCTCAGGCCGGTGGAAGGTGACGTGCTCGAAGGCCTCGCGATCGGCCACGATGTCCTCGATGTTCTTCGAGATCATGATGCCAAAGTCGTCATCTGGGGCGTTGGCGCGGCTGTTCTTGCCAGGGCCGACGCGTACGGCACAGTGGTTGGACGGGACGGCCACGTACATGAGGGAGTCGCACAGAGGGGCGAGGAGCTTGACGGCCTCAGCGTAGAGACGCTGTACGGTGCGGATCTGGTCGGTCAACGAGAGATCGTTGGTCTGGGCCTGGCTGGCCACGTTCCAGAAGCCCTCGGTCGAGTCGCCCACGTCGGCCACGACGATACGCTTCCAGCGCCCCGGGCCTGCCAGGTGGTGGGCGATGTCGTGCAGGGCTCGGCGCACGAGGCGTACGGTGTCCTCGGTCCCCCCGCCACTGCCCTGTTTGCCCACCTGAAAGTCGGCCAGGCAGACGATCGGGGTATCCTCGCGGGACTCCGCCAGAGCGGACGCCGGCGGGATGTAGGGCTCAGAGAAGACGGACTCGAGATCGTCCCACGACAAGCGCTTGGCCTCAGCCCTCTCGATTGTGCCGGGCTTGTACTCGACCTTCTCGTAGGAGCCGTCGGCGAGGCGGATCGTCTTGCCGCGCTTCGTGATTGACTCGATGGGGAGGTCCTCGAAGAACGCGTCTTTGGTGAGGTCCGGCTTTCCGTCGTTCTTGCGCTTGAGGGCCCGCCGGTGGCGCCTCACAGTCGCCTCCGAGGTGCCGAGTTCCTCGGCCAGGTCGATGTTGGTCTTGCGGTCCTTCTCAGGGAGAAGATCGTTGGCAATGATTGCCTCGTCCAGTGGGTTCATATCGGCTCCTATCTGGGTCACTGGAGTGAATGCTGAGAAGAGTCTATATCTGTCCCCAGCCCTTTCCACAACTCAGTTAACCACTTCGGTACCTATGTGCCGCGCATCACTAAACTTATACCTTGTCAAGTGTTGCGCCCGCCTAGCTTACAACCTACCGTTGAGGCATGAGCACTTACAGCAACTCCCACTTCGTCATCACCGGCAAGGCCTGCCGCGGCTGCAAGCACTGCGAGGGCGGCGCCCAGCTGGTTGCCTTCAACCTGATCCACTGGACCCTTGCCTTCTGCACCGGGTTCGTCTCGCTCCTGGCTCCGATGTTCTTCAAGCGGTGCCTGTGCTGTGGTCACAGCCTCTACCTGAACAAGCACTGATCACCCGACATACGCTCACCCCCGTACAATTGACCCAGACCACTCGCTCATAGGAGATCCCAATGACTTCCATCGCCACCAACCACATCGCCTTCCCCGAGCGCTTCGACACGCTGTCCGAGCGGCGCACGACGGCTCACGCGTGGAAGAACGCTCTGACCCCGTTCTTCAAGTACGTCAACGTTGTCCCGATCGAGGTCGATGGTGACATGCTCGCCCAGGTGGTTGCAGACAACGGCCACGAGCGTGTAATCACGCTCCGCCCATCGACCGAGGTCCGAGGCCATTACGACCTGTGGGACGTTGAAGTGTATTTCAGATCACTCGGCGTAGGCCGCCGTACGCAGGTCGGAAACCTTCGCGATCTGCTAACCTTCATCTCACGGGACATCTAAGGCAGACGTCCAGGGTCACACAGCAAGAACCCCCAACCGCTTTTCACGATCTTCGCGGTTGGGGGTTCTTGTGTACCCGCTCACTCCAGGTGCCTTGTTAGTTGTGAGGTCTTGACCGGTGAACTGACAAGATATATCTTTGGGTTATCCACCCGGCGCCTACGGGCGCCCTACTGAAGGAGAACCCATGAGCATCATGGACCTGAGCAAGGTCGTGAGCCGCGCCAGGAAGGCCGCACAGGGCTCTGAGACGCCCTGCGGGCCGATCACCTGGGTGTGGGGCAAGGACGACCTGAAGTCCCTCGTGAAGGCCATCCACGCATCCTCCGAGATCGTCATGGACCTGGAAACGACTGGCCTTGACGAGTACGCGGAGGCGGGGGGAGACACCAACGGCGGCTACCCGGCCCGCATCGTCCTCGCAGCCCTCACCCTCCCCAACGCCTCCCGCGCCTCCGCCGGCGCCTACAACTGGAGGAAGTTCGACGGGGAGCAGCCGATGACCTTCCTCTTGCCGCTCTCGCACCCCGCCAGCCCCCTACTGGGCTCATGGCGTAAGGTCATGGCGATCATCGGCCGCGAGATCAACCGCAGCGGTAAGCCGTTCGTCAACGCGAACATCAAGTTCGACGCCCGTTGGGTCTTCGCCCAGACCGGTGTCGACCTGTCCGACCGGATCGAGTGGGACACCACCGTCTCCTCCCAGCTGGTCGACACCGAGGCCCGAACCCGTCTGAAGATCCGCGCAGCTCGCGACTTCGGGATCGAGGAGTGGGACGACTTCGACCTCGGTACCCCCGGCGCCGCTGAGCGCGTCGACCTGATCCAGCTCGGCGAGTACGCGGCCCGCGACACCTACTACACCTGGAAGATTGAGCAGGAGCACCGCGACCAGATGTTCCTGACCGGCGAGGACGAGCCGTGGGACTCGGACGACATCCAGATGGCCCGCCTCGGGAAGGTCGCCACCTACGTTTCCATGCCTACCGTGAAGACCCTCACGAAGGTTGAGCAGCGCGGCTTCCTCCTGGACGTGGACTGGGTCCACGACAAGATCAAGGAGATGGACGCTCAGCGCCTGCAGGCCTGCCAGGACATCCTCGGCCTGTACGGCACCGAGCCGGCCCCAGCGCCAGCGAAGGACGGCGTGACCACGGCGGCCACCTCGAAGTGGTTCCAGGGCTTTGTGGCCCAGGCCATCGAGGCTGGCGACCTGCGCGTGACGGCTCGCACCGACTCCGGCAACGCCCAGTGGAACAAGGCGGTTCTCATTGCCCAGCAGCGCCAGGGCAGCCCGGCTGCCGACGCGCTGCTGCGCCACCGCGACGCTACGAAGACGCTGGAGTTCCTGCGCTCATGGCTTGAGCTCAAAGACCCGCACGACGTGATTCACGCCACCTACAACGTGGGGTTTGTCAAGACGGGAAGATTAAGTTGCGCATCGCCGAACCTCCAGCAATGCCTAAGAGGGTCGGATGAGGTCCTTACCCGCTCGGGCTGGGTCCGGCTGGACGCCCTCCAGGAGGGGGTCGAGGTTATGCAGGTCTCTGAGACCGGGCGGGGGTCCTGGGTTACCCCCACCGGCTACGTCGATAAGCCTTACTCGGGAACCGCCGTCAGAATGAAGTCTGACTGGATCGACGTCCTCATGACCCCCGATCACCGAATCCTGACCCACACTCGGGGGAACACTCCTAGGTGGGAGTACGCGTCTCAGTGGGTAGGCACTGAGGGAAAGATCGTTGACAGGAAGTTCATCCGGGCACTGACAGCGGCTCCCGAGGCCCCGGACCTCACAGAGGCCGAACGCCTCGAAGCACGTCTGGCTATCGCTATGCAAGCTGACGGCTCCTCGTGCAAAAGCTCATGGCAGGCCACCGTGTACAAGCGCCGCAAGGGAGAGGCCCTCCTCGAGATGGGCGGCGAATTCCGGGCCGGCCGGTCTCGCCCGTGCTACACCCTGAGGGTTCGCAAGGACCTCATCTCCAAGTGGTTGGACCCGGAGACTAAGAACTTCCGCCCCGAGGCGTTCCTCGCCCTCAACCGCAAGGACTGTGCGTGGGCCCTTGACGAGATTCTTCGCTGGGCCGGGGACTCCGTTCGGGGGTGCACCTACTCACAGAGCGAGTCCCGCAAACCCTCGGTAGACCTGGCGCAGGCCATGGCAGCCATGTGCGGCCGCTCCACGACCCTCTACGCCAAGCAAGTAGATGGAGTCACGTACCCGACCGCCAACTTCCACAGAAAGGCGGTGCGCTACGCCTCCCGTATGTGGGTCACCGAGGAGCCTTACGAGGGGCGGGTCTACTGCATCTCCGTCCCGTCTGGGGCGTTCCTAGCCCGGAGTGGCGGAACGGTGTGGGTTACTGGTAACTGCTCCAGCTCACTAAAACCGGCCTTCATCCCGCGCCCCGGCTACGTCCTGCTCGACCTCGACTACAGCCAGGTCGAGCTGCGGGGGGCCGCGGGCATCTCCCCCCCCGCCCCCCCGCACCCGGG